ATGCCCGGCTTCTTAGTGCTGGGTTGGATCGGCAAAATGGCATAGCCGCGATCTACGAGCGTGGCCCCAAGATGGGCCATGTAATTATTTGGATTCATGCGTTCCTTCAAAAGGGTGGATCGTCTGCATAGGCAGTGCGAAGTGAGTCTTGAAACGCGGTCACGACCACATCAATCAAGGTTGACCACTCCACTGCGGTGAAACTGGCCAAGTCTGTTTTGGCGAGTGACTCGACGTACTCGCCCCCTGTCTGGCAGGCCGCCGCCAGCGCGTTAGTTTCATGTTGGTTTGGATCAATCATTCCCTTTAGCCTTGCTGCAATGTTTTGACAGCGCCTGGAACACAACTTCACGCTCGGCGCATCAATACGGATCAAACATGGCGCGAACCCATACCCTCGGGCATCGCGCCTGCAAATGGCGCACATCATTTATGCGATCAACATCAAAAGCGCGCGCCAACGATTTCTGTGTAACGCCCACTTGGGCGCACCGCGATCTGTGAAGGGCACTTAAGCCGCTGCGATACCGCCAGCGCCTCGTCAACACCACGGGGAAGTGGCAAGCCCGGTGCGCGGTTGGCCCACCAACTGGCTGCCTTTTGGCGTGCATAACCCTGGTGCTCAATGCACACCCACTCACTGTGGGAACTCAGACCACTCCAGTAATCCACCCGAAGTGACGGCGGTTTGCCCGTCTTGTCGTGCCGGGCATAGCTCACCCGTGTCACCGGCACCCACTCGGGTGGACCGCCAGACAAGATGTCCAAAGTGCTGGCTTTGGCGTCAATCTTGATTTGCGGCTCAGGAAACATGTGGCCACAGTCGGGGCACTGGCGCACCGCCGCATGCACAATGCTGTCGCACTCAGGGCAGGCTTTGGTGGGCGCATCGCCGTCTTCACCCGCTTTGGGCGTCTTGGGCTTGATGGCGTCAATGGGTCCGTGGCGCGCAATATTCCCTGCGAAGTCCAGTACCAGGCAGTCGGTCTTGCCCGGTGCAAGTCGGCAACCCCGGCCCACGATTTGCACATACAAACCCGCCGACTTGGTCGGGCGCAGCATGGCAATCAGATCTACCGCAGGCGCGTTGAAACCGGTCGTCAGCACATTGGCATTGGTCAGGCACTGAATGCGACCGGCCTTGAAGTCGTTGATGATGGCCTCGCGCTGCGCACTGGGCGTATCTCCCACAATCGTCTCGCAGGTCACCCCTCTGCTGCGCACCGCATCACGCACGTGGTACGCGTGGTCTACGCCAGCACAAAAGATCAGCCAGCTTTTGCGGTTTGTGGAGTACGAGAAGATTTCGTTGACTGCGCTTTGTGTGATCGCGTCCTGGTCAATGGCCGCTTCCAAGTCCTTCGGGATGAACTCGCCGCCGCGCGTCCCCACACCGGTGAGGTCAATTTGCGTTGCCATGCGTTTGGAGATCAGTGGCGAGAGGTAGTGGTCGTCGATCAACTCGCGCACCGATACCTCATAGGCGATGTCGGTGAAGATGGCCTCATCGCCTTCATGCAGCCGTCCAGAGTCCAGTCGGTATGGCGTGGCCGTAAGGCCAATCACTTTGAGCATCGGGTTCAGGCGCTTCAAGCCATCGAGAAACTTGCGGTACATCGTGTTCGATGAACGCGGGATCAGATGCGCTTCATCGATGAGCACCAGATCGCATTGCTGAACGTCGTACACGCGCTTGTGGATGGACTGGATGCCAGCAAACAGAATCTGTGCGCGGATCTCACGCTTCTTAAGTCCTGCTGAATAAATCCCTGCCGGAGCTTGCGGCCAAAGCTTTTTGAGTTCGGCAAAGTTCTGCTCAATCAGCTCACGCACATGCGTCACGATCAGGATGCGCTGATCTGGAAAGGCTTTGAGCACACCTTCAACAAAGGTGGCCATGACGAGCGACTTGCCGCCAGCGGTGGGAATCACCACCAGCGGATTGCCGCTCTCATCTTGGAAATAGTTGTAGATGCCTTGGATGGCGGCGCTTTGGTAGGGGCGAAGGGAAAAGCTCATGACAGGGACTCCTTTTTCAATTGCGTTTAGGTTGGCGGTTGGGGATTCAGTTGGCGGCGTGCTTGTTCAAACCGGCATCGCGCCAGCGAACTCCGTTGGTAAATTCGTAGTCAACCCAGTCGTCACCCGCATCGACTTGCAATGCAGGAACAAGTGGCGGCAGGTACAGGTGTTGATCACAGCCCGTACGCTGATCAACGTCGGTCAGGCGTTTTTGATGCCGGTCGCAATGCCAACCACCATCCACGGGTGTTGAGTGCAGGCAAGTACGGCAATTGATCGCAGGTGCCACCACGCTGTTGCCGCTTGCGTGGCAAACCGGTGCGTGATCACACATCCGGCACTGATACCAACTGGCGTCCTCGCTGATGCGTGGCAGTGGGGTTTGGGCAAAGATGATTCGCCGGGCTTTTTCCAGAAGAAGTTCCGCATAAGTGACATCCGCCTCCACGCGTTCGACATACAGGTCATCGGTGTCCTTGTTCACAGCCAAGTACATCGCTCGGGAAATGCCCATCAGGTGCATGTAGATTTGCATCTGGGCAAAGTGCTGCGGTTTGGACTCGCGTACCTTCTTGGCCGCCAGATCGCCAAAGCTCTTGTTGGAGTGCGTCTTGAACTCCAGCACGTGCCAGGCTTTGGGTGCTTCAAGCAAATTGATGGCAACACCATCGAGCGAACCTCCAAAGTGGCCGCCATGGGCTTGCACACGAAACTGGCGTCCAGTCTCTGGATCGACTTCGAGCACAGTCGCACCGGTGCGCCGCAGGTTCAGCACCAGGCGCGCCTCCTCCAGTTGACCGGTTTCAAACAAGCGCAACAACCGTCCTGGGTGCTTGCTGCGCGTGACCCAGCGAAAGTCGTACCAAAGCGCTCGCTCGCATTCCTTGCCGATCAGGGACGCGCCAAGGTGGCTGCGAAACCCATCACTGGCATCTGCTTCATAGCCAGAGAAAATGGCCTCGCGGGTAAGGCTTGTGATGGCGGGCAGTTCAGCCATGGTGTCCCCCTTGGCTCGCATGCAAGTCACGCGCACGCTGCACCAAGCCCGCCCACTCTTGGTCATTGCAGTTTTCACGGACCACTTCAATCAAGGTGTCTTTGAAGGCATCACGGTGCTTGGGCGCTGCGCGCTTATCAAAGGTCGCAAGATGCACAGTCACCTGCGCCAGCTCCTGCTGCTTTAAACGCAGCGCGGTTTTGGCGCGGTGGAACCAGGCAGCATCAAGCGTCTTCTTCTCCGTTTGCCGCCGGATGTCAGTCGTTGCGATCTGAATACGAATGGAAGCAATCTCGCCTTGCAGCGCCGCCATTCGCTCCCGACAGCCCTGCGCAGAGTCCGGCAGGTGAACCGGCTCAAGCGCGTGTTGATGCAATGTGAAGTGTTCGTGCATGCAGTGGGACCTCAGGCTTGGCGCTTCCAGGGCAGTCCGTTGGCAGCAGGCGTTGCTGTAGCAACGGCAGGACGCGCTGGCGGGTTGGCTGGACCAGTGCTGAATGTGGGGGCGTTTGCAGCCTGACCGCTGCGAGGCAGGTAGCGGACCGAGTTGCTTTCGCCGTACATGCCTTTCGGAGGACGAACACGCACATCGGCAATCAAGGGGATCAGGTGCAACTGCTCCGAATTGCTGACCTGCAACTTGCCAACGGCGCGGCAGATGGACGACAGAGTGCGCTGTGCGATTTGCACGGCATCTGCATTAGCGTTGATGAGGTTAAGGCGGTCAAAAAGCTTGCGCCCTGCGTACTGCCCCTCAATGACATCCACCTCAAGGTAGAGGTACTGGCCCATGCCGTCTTTGGTTGCGCGCATTTCGCTTGCAACGATTTGGGCCAGGTATTTACCGGGTGGCAGAACGTCGTAGCCGCTGCTGGGCTCGATTGAGGATGCGTCGAAAGTTTGTCCGAATGAAGCCATGGTGATTTCTCCTATTTCAATTTCAGGTGGTGAGGTTGGTGGGGGTGACTGGGTTGGCGATCAACATGGGCTTGATCACATCGGGCATGGCCTGGGCAAATGACTGCCAGTCCAGTGGCAGGGTCTCGGGCAGGCCATAGCGGTTCTTGGCCAGAAAAGCTGGGCGCTCGGCGGTATGAATCACCCGTTCGCCCGAGCCCATGGCGCGGTTTACTTTTTTGTTGAAGCCGACATCGGCTTTCACGGTGGAGATGCGGTAGTTGGCAAACAGCACAATGTCTGAGTGCTCCTGCATCAGCGCCGCTGCGCGGGTATGCAACTTGATAACGTACCGGTCGTAAGGGTCGTGCTCCGGCGAGTCAAAACGCTTAATGTCGGTATGCGCGATTTGCACCACCGTCATGCCACGGTCGTCACGCAGGGCGTTCAGGCCGTCGATGTACTGACGCCACAAGCTCAAAGCGGCCACGTAGCCTTTGCCGTACCCGGCGTCTTCAATGGATCCCCAGCCGTTGTCGCGGCAGGCTTTACCCCAGACCAGGGGCTCGAGCCAGTCCACGCTGTCAATGACCACGGTTTTGAAGTCATGATCCTCGGTATAGAGTGAGCCCAAAGAACCGATGACATCTTCATAGGTTCGAGCAAGCGGAAAGCTGGCTGCTGGAATTGTTCCCAGGCCGTCTTCCGTTTGAACGAATACGGGCTTGTTGGCTTCTGCGGCGAAGGTGGTTTTACCAACCCCAGCAACACCGTGAATCAGGATGCGGGGTGGCTTGGGCGCATTGGCGCGGGTGAGTTGAGCAAGTGAGATGGCCATCAAACACCCCCACCAAAGTGACTGTCGTTGGCAGCGTCGGGAATGACGCCGGACTTGATTTGCTCGAGCTTGTAGCTGGGCTTGCCAGTTTTGAGCGTGCGTGCAGGCTCGAACAGATCGCGGATGCCGGGTGGCCAGGCGTTGTACTTGGACTCGGCGACTTTGATTTCGATGCCGACATAGTTCTCTGGGTCCTCGCCCCACTTGCGCAGGGCTTCCACTGCTTCTTTGAGCTTGACCTGGTTGTATTCGGGGCGCTTGGG